AGAGGTTTGTCCACCATTTTCTTGTTGAATAGGAACAACTTGCTGTATTGCAGATTGTCTCATTGGAAATCCTTCTTTCCAAGCATCATAATATCCCTGTCCACTTCCATATCCTTTTTGCATTGTTTGCATAAGTTGAGGAAGTGTGAGAGTTTTGTAGTCAAGATTAGGATCTGTTCTTCTAAAAACATTTCGCATTAGATAATCAGGGTTATTACGAACCTTGTTAAGTTCTTTATTTGCTAATGTATAAAGAAGTCTGTCTTTAGCTAGTTCAGGATTCTGTGTTGCAAATGTTTGATAGGCAGCTTCAAAATCTTTTTTCTTAATCTTATCACCATATCCTGTCAATCCCTCACTCAGATAGTCAGCCATCTGTTGAGCATTTTGTCTTACATCTCGTCTTTCAGCTGCTGCAACTTCTCTATCCCATGCAGCATTTGCTCTAGCATCAACTTTACCCTGTGCTCTATCAGCTTTATTTCGAGCTTCTTCAGCTTCACACTTGCCATCTTTCTTGGTGAGATCTTTACCCCTCTGAGCTTTAAGAACTCCACCACTCTCCATATACTTAGAGTATTGTTTTTGCAGTCCTGTTCCAAAGTTTCTTCCTATAACATTTCCCATGTACTGTTTAGACTGACTTTGATAGTCCTTTATTTTTTCCTCACTTCTGTCTATCAATCCACCTACAGTGCTTCCAAGCAGTCCACCAATTGTACCACCAATAGGACCACCAAAAAAAGTACCTGCAGCTGTACCAATACCTTTTCCTATTTTGTTACCAGCTTCCACCTCACTGCCAGTGATGACATTTCCAAGAGTACCAGCTAGTGCGTTTCCACCTTGATTGCTCATGAAATTACTAAACTGTTCATCTGTAATTCCACTCCAACCACCTCCTGCTTTTGGTAATCTACCACCACTAAAAAACTGCTTATAACGTTCACTGTCATCTAGTGGTTCATATCCAAGATCATCATATAATGTATTGGGAGCGAATGTGTTAGCAATTTCTCCACCACCTACAGATGCTCCAAACTTGGCAAGAACATTTGTACCTACACCATATGTAGGAAACATTTGTTCTGGTTGGAATGCCATATCTTCTGGTCTAAAATATCTACGTTTAATAGATTGTGCAGGAACACTAGCTGCAGCAGCACTCATAACACCTGCAAGTTTAGCTGTTTGTTCAGCTTCACTTACAGCATCTCGCTGTCCCTCAATCATAGTAAGTCCTTGTGCAAAATCTCCAGCAGCTTGTGCATACATAGAAAATTCGTCTAGGGTTGGTGCAGCAGTGGTAGTGCTGGATGTTGTACGAGGATTTACACCTGTTCCAGGACCAGTTCTACCTGTAGAAGCAACTCCTCCAACCATCTGACCTGAAGTATTTACCATAGGAACTGCGGGTGTTCCTTTATCTCCCATTTGGGAATAACTCATTCCACCATATACCCAATCATTCATGTAAGGGTCCCATGTATAGTCTGGTCCAGGAGGTTGAGTGATTCCAGGCTGAGCCTTCTTAAGCTTCTTACCATTTTTACCAAGAGCTTCTAACTTTTTACGGTCAGCAGCTGTCATTCCTGTAAGCTGATAGTCAAGAGCATCAAACATTTCACGAACATCAACAGGCTGATACATATCAGAAGGAGCATCACTACTCATATATGCACCTATCTGAGCTTTCTTAAGCTCTTTACCATGTTTAGCCATGAATGCTTCTTCTGTAGGAAACTTCTTGTAGAATTCCTTTTCAGACTTAACACCAGCGATTTTAAGAATCTGTTTTTTCATGTTAGTTATATTTATCTAACCATCCGCCCTTGGTTGGTTTGTTATAGTTTGTAAAGTTAAGCAATTGGTCTAGCTTCTCAATAGGTTGAGCATCAGCATTATTTACACTCACACCACCTTTAGCCATAGGATATTCTGTAACATATTCACCATCAAACTCATAGTCTTCTCCTGGTTCCATGTATTGGACATCTCCTGTGTCAGATATACCGAGGAGGGGTTGATCTACACCCTCCATAGTGATTACATTTGAAGGGATGATGACAGGGCTTCCTACATTCTCAGGGTTCCAATATCCCATAGGATCTACAGGTATATTACTACCATCCTGACTAATAGTCTTAGGTTTGAAGTCTAGTCCTTCTTGGTAGTATTTCATCTCTTGACCATTCTGTGCACTAGCTTTGGTCTTCTTAGCATAGGGACCGTTAGCAGGAGCAGGACTCTGTGTACGTGCGTACGTGAATCCTACAGCACCAGGAAGACTACCACCCATTTGCATTGTTCCACCCCATGCTCCGTTATAGTTGAATCCAACATCCGTCAGACCTCCCATAGTTCCTTCTATGCCATTCTGTGCTTGGGGTGCATCATATTTATCTAACCACTTTGCCATTATTTGTAAGAGATTTGGGCTGGTGTAATAATGAACTGACTAACCAGGTGAGCATCATAACGGTTATCTAGGATGTGTCTCACCTTCAACTCTTTAGCACGCAGAGGTTCTTTCTTAAATGACCTCTTACCATAATCCATATTAGCCTGGTTTACCACCTTGTCCAAAGATAGGGATTGACATGTACGTATAAACAACGGTTCCTGTTTATACTTAACCAATGACCAGAATGTGTTGTATTGGTAGAAGTTATCACTCTTGGTGAACGTAATTGTCTTACTATCAGTGTTGTATATAGGATACTTTAAGTAGTCCTTCAGGTTGTTAATTGGTTTGGGAACCAATTCAAGGATACCAGTGGACTGCTGACCATTATATAACACAGCCTTATTGAACCAAGCGTTGTCAGTTTCTATCTTGCGGTTGTCATCAGACACACCATCTGGATCAGGGAAGTATCTATATGCCTTGGTGTAATCTTGTACACTCTGAAGAATCTCATCGTAATACTGGTAGGCAAATGGATACTCAATGATGTAAGGCTCGATGTTTCCGTAGAAGTAGTTATACACCACTGGATTCTTCAGGTGTCTCCAAAGACAAGCTGTTCTAGTTTGTGTGTATGTAGATGCTGCTATCTCAACAGGATTTGTAACAGTGATGGGAAATGTCTTCTTATTCTTACACTTTCCAGTGGATTGAATAGTCACCATAGTAACATTGTCAGCTACGCTATAGCTCACTCCATCAATCAGTTGATCTATGGTAACATCAGTTGCTATGATGTTTCCAAACTCATCACTGATTGTAAAGGGACCTGCTCCAGGCCCTGAGGATGTTAACTTTATGATGATTGTTTTTGCCATCTATTGTATTTTAACCAGAACTTTTTGTTGTACTGGATGTAGTGGTGGTAGTTGGGATAGGTCCAACTGTACCAACAATTGCATTAAGATCATCACAGCACCCATTGATACCAGAGTAGAAGAAGTTGTTCTCACCGATATACCAGTTAGGGATATAGCTATGGAAGCTTATCCAACTCTTGGTGTTAAAGTTGAAAGACACTGTCCAGCTCTTATTACAGAAGTACTCTTCGTCTGTAACATATACCACCTTACGTGTAACCAAAGGACGAACAGTGGTTGTTGTTGTAAGTGTTCCTGGAACAGTAGTTGTACTAGTGGTAGTTCCTGCGGATGTAGTGCTGGTAGTAGTGGTTGTTGATGCAGGATTTTGAGGATAAACTTCCTCTACATAAAACTCCTGATTAACATCATCCCACTTAACATCCGTGCTCTTTGGAATATAGTCAATCTTGGTTATCAGGATGCGATCATACTTACTATCGTATACACCATGTAAACCAATACCATTGAAGTTGTTGTCAATAGGCACAGTGGGGAAGTAACGCAGGATTTCAAAGGCCAAATGATCTGTGAAGAACCTGTTCATTCCTGAGCCAAATGCTGACAGATCAACTGCTTCTGTACCAGCGATTAAGAATATCTGACCACGTTTAGCATCTATAGTTACTTGTCCTTGTGGAATCTTCAGGAGCATCTTGTGCTGACTTCCTACATATCCCAAATCAGTTTCAGCAAAGTCAATTGGAGGTGCTCCTCTGAATAGTGATGGATTACCTACATAAGCTGCCTGAGGGTTGCTGGTGTCAATTGTTAATAAGTTGTTGTACATCAACGTCTTATTTTCAAATCTAGCCAGAATAGCTCTGTTCTGAATTCCATCTAGAGAAATAAGATCTCCAAAGTTTTGAGGGAAGTCATAGTAAGATATAGCTCTGTAGGTGAGCCAGTTGTTTATTCTGTTATCAGCATCTATACTTTGAGGATCTGAGTAGATGGCTCTAAAAGGATATTTAGTATAGCATATGCTCTTCCAATCATAAGGCAAGTGAGTGAATGTGTTTTCTCTATTTTGTTTAGAGAACGTTACATTATAGTAGTAAGTGTTGTCCTGAGCAATAGGAACAAAGTCTTCTTGTACCCAGTCATCAGGAATACCTGTGCTTACATGTGGCCAGAAGTCACCTTCTCTATTATTGAAAGCTTGACGTAAGTCAACATTGTAAGAACTCTCACAATAGAAATAAGGAATTCCATAGGCAAACTGATACATCTTACCATCATAATAAGTTCTACCAGGGCTTGTAATAGGTGTTTGACTATTAGGACAGTCTAACTGGTTAGCCTTGATGGATATGAAGTTTGTAAGGTTTTGCTGAGCCGCTACTGCTGTAGTGAGGATGGAACGTCCTGAGTGCCAGTATTTTGGATAGGCCACATTACCAATTTCATCATAGAATATATCACTATCATCAGGAGCATTTACACGATTGTCAATAAAGAATGGTAGTTTGGTTTTGAAGGCAAACTTACTAATGAATGTATCACCTCCAAAGAATGTAACAATGATAGGTGCTGATATAGGAGTGATGTCTCTTTGGAATCCTGTATCTACGGTGTCATAAGAATATATCTGTCCGTATTGATTGACATATATATTTTTAAGAGACGCGTAGTAAGATATTGTACTTATGTATTCTTCCTTAGCAGGAGTGCCACAGTTATTGTCAGTTCCATTAACACCAGCTGCACTAAGAGTCATTCTAGATCTATCATTAACAGCCCCTCCTATAGTGGGAGTCTGGTTGGGGAACGGAAGAGGATCTCTCTTGCCAAGTGCATATGTTTCTTTAGTCTTTAGATATACAGAACTCTCTCTGTTCCAGTTGTTTACATTTCTATCATCTCCTACCCCCTGTACACCAGGAATTAAGTATTGCTTTAAATCAAGCTCACGTTGCTTAATACCTAGGTTGTTGTTAATATCATTACTATAGTCATAACTGGCTATAGAGTTGTAGGAATAAGCATAGTTGCGTCTAGTGATACCGTTAATATAAATACTAAGATAGGCCTGATAAGCAGCAAACAGAGCACTTGCATTAGCAGGATCTGTAATGTTTGCTATGTTGGTAGCACTGTTTAACGCATCCTGTTGAGCCTCAGCGCTTAGGAGCCTGTACATGGCATTCTTGTTCACCTGTACAAAGTGAGATCTACCAGCCCCATATATTACGTTCTCTAGCTTTAAAATATTACCTAAGAATGGTTGTCCAAAGGATGTTTCAGGAGAGTTGAATACATGTCTATATTTAGATCCTTCTTCATCAAAACCATTCAGATTATCTGGATAGCAATTGCTATTTCCTACAGAACGTACAAACTCCACCTTGAAGATTGTACCTGCTCCAACGTTACTTTGATCAAATGTAGGTGGAGTGAGTGATGCAATATTAAATGAAAGTTGACCTGATCCACCTCCAACTACTGCTAGATACTGATTATTTAAATCAAGAGGTTTGTTAAGAAACAAATCACAGCAAGACACTGTAGGATTTTCAGCACAATATTTAGTCCATCCATCAACATTCCCAGTGGGACCAGGCATTACATATCCTACAGGAGGAGTTAGTACGTTTCCATTACTTAAACCACATCTAGTGATTGGCCAGACCAATCTAAATACAACGTTCTGTGGTGTTGAATCAATTTCATCAATTGTAATATTATATACATTATAGGTGTTAGAACCAATTGCTCCTTCAGCCCCATCTCTAAAAATGGGTTTCGGATAGTCAAGAGCACACAGATGAATAATAGTATCCACCTCAGAAGGAAGAATATCTCTAGTAGCTACTTCTCCTGTATAACAATCAAGGTATTCAATCTTACCCACTTTTGTAGGATAGATGCTAAAGTCTCTACATATAGATGTAGTGCTTGTAGCAGCAAGAGGAATAGTGTAAGTGTTGCTTTTCTCAAGAAGGAAAGGATCTTTCCTTAAATCATTATAAGGATAGTTAGGGAAATAGTATTCTGTACCCTCTCTATCATACTTACCCACGTTTCTAAGTATACCCTTAGCTACGATTGACTTATTAGTGCTTCTGTCACCACGTATAATCTTAAAGCCAGCTATCTCATTTTTCTGTTCAGGAGTTAAATTAGAAGCATTAATCAAAGACTGTACTTGCTGTATATCTATCCTAACACCTAATGGGAAGATGGCATCCTTCTGAATCACCATTGTGTCTTGTCCTGTGAATAGGGCAGACTCAAATATTGGACTTACCAGTACGTCAGGAAACTTATGGTGTCTAATCTTTTGACTAGCTAAATCTCCCCATAATTCCTTATTGCAAGGATATTCCTCTATGGATTCCCAATATGCAAACTCACCATATTGATAACCTCCTTTATAGTCTGTTGCTGGAGAATAACCAGGAGAAAACCCAGTCACTGTAGCTGTATTATATATCTTCCAATAGGGGCTAGTTCCTGTTATAGGATCTGGATCACCTATAAAGTCATTATTTGTTTGAGGAACAGGAACTATGTCATTATTAGATGCCACTCTTCCAGGAATGTGGAATCCATCAGTTTGTTTACCGTTTCTAAGCAAGAACACTATCTCAAAAGCATACACCTCATCCCTCAGATACCCTCTAAGGTTAGTGGCATTTAGTTCATCTGCATAGGTTTCATTAGCAGGAATACGATAGGTTTCCCACTGTAGAGTGATACCAGTAGCAATCTGCTGGTAGTTAATTCTTTCAATAGACGTAAGTTGGTCCCACACTAGTACATCACGTACAGCTGTTACATCTTGAGCAATCTCGTAATATGGAAACTTCTCAAATATATCATTAATGGTGAGACGAACATTAGTTTTATTCTGACCTGAGTAGGTAATCACCTGACTTGTGCCATCAATAAAATAAGTGCCTATCAGCTCTACAGAGGTGATTGCATTTACAGTTTTGATAACAGCTAAATTGAAATAATCATAGAGTCCTGTGTCATCTAAGTTGCTGACAGTCACCTGAATAGACCTGCCCACTGGATAGTTAAAATTAGCAGTGGTTATGCTTGGGTCAGCAATAGGTGTAGGATTAGTGACAGAATAGTAGGAAGTGTAAGGGTTCCCAAGAGGGTCACAATACTGAATAGAAAACTGATATGTTCCTGCCTGCAAGTCACCGCCTGAAGCTATACCTGTTACATCTAATTGAGGAATAACAAAATCAGGCTGTACATTCAGTCCATTACAATCTATATCACTACTATATACAGGATCACATGCAGGGGTGCCCCCTATAAGAACATAGGGTAGATTTGCTGGATTGAGATCAATATATCTACGGGGATTGAGTCCATCTGTCCAGTACACCTCTGTTGTGCATTCTGTGATTTTGTGGACAGACTTATGGATGGGATGATTAATGTTGAAATTGAGACAAGGAGCACTTATGTATGTACGATAGATACAATCATTATTATCCATGTACCCTATCTCAGAAGCACCTGTTTCTGGGTTGGTGATAAAGAATACATGTTTGCTTCTCTCTTGGATGAAGTGTGTACCTATTAATACAAAGCCAGAAGGGAACGTAACACAAAGTTCGTTCCCTGGCTCATTCTGATAGTTAACAGAATTAGAGTCAAAGTTTTCTACAGCAGCATTCAGCGCATACGTTAGCTTACCCTTAGGAATCTGGTTGAGGGTCTGATCGAGGTTTAAGCCAGTGGTAGCGTTATTATACTCCTGTCTAATATTGCCTTGTTCTTGCTCAGCCATTAGTATTAGTTATTACGTCTCCAACCATATCTATTACTACGGTTGGGTAGTTCGTACATGTTAAATCTATTCAGGTCATTCTTAATCCTACGCTGTTTAGCCCAAGGATCTTGCTTCTTAATCTCAATATCAGCCATGATAAAGGCCTCCTCAGACTGCTGCTTATAATATGCAAGCTTCTGTTGGAGCTGATTAAAGGTTTCATCATTGGTCTGATTGGTGAGGGTTTCCATCATTTTAAACTTGATGAATGCCTCAATATATTCCCTGATACGAAAGTTGTTGGGAATCATTTGATTTCCAATAGCATCGTATTCTGTAGCATAGAAAATCAGATGCACAATACCATTACGGAAATTGGTGACAAACTTATTGTCTCTGACGTCAAATGAATCATACCCAGCAGAACCAGGTGTGAACTCACGTAGAGGAGGAGCTTCTGAATAGAACTCCCAATTGCTAGTGTATTCCACTCCACAGTTTCTTTGAGCCGAGATGTTACCAGGTTTAAGTAGGTATTGTCTCTGATAAAGAACAGGAGCTTGGTTATTTGTTTTGTAGACAGTCTGGATTATTTCAGGCATACAAGATCCATCACATCCCACATTTCCACAACAAGGACTAGGGATAGAGCAATCTGTAACGATAGGACTCACCTGAATAGTGGTGGCTGTAGCAGCTTGGGAATAGAACGAGTTGGCCTGCTGATAGGGAAAACCATTTACAGCTGTACACATCCATGCCTCACGAACAGCATAAAAGTTATCTGGGAGCCTAGCTTCATAGTCACAGATGTTTAATACTTGCTCCTGAATCACAAACGTAGCTCTGCCTAGTTTGAGTAGGCATTTCTCTAGGTATGTAGGAAACATAAGATCGTCAATAGCCCCTGTATCGAAGTAGCTTTTAAACTCTTCCTTTACAGTGGAATAGACAATCTCAGGGGAGATGAAGTTATATTTGTAATAGTATGACATCTAGTTTACTTTTTCCATTCGTGATAAATATGTTGATACCTATCGTTGGTTTTGATATAGTGAGATAACAATCTGGATGTTGTTCTGGATGGTTTGAAATACCACAGTTTTGAATGTTTAAACCTTGCTGTATCCTTGAACCAAACCCATCCAAAGAAATAACCCTCTGTATGATAGTTGAAATTATATATGCGCTTACCCTTCTCTTTTGTCTTTTTCCAGTCTATAGGCAGGTTGACAAACTCTTTTCCATCCACTCCCTTCATCTTCCTACGCTTCTTCTTGTTTATGGAAAACTCACCAAACCCAAATGGAAGCTTTGCTCTTTCTCCTGTCTCTAGGATGTACTCTTTGAAAGCATCACTAAAACCGTAGACAATATTTCTCCATTCATCAAATGTTAATTTGACGGAGGGGTTTTTCTTACAGAAATTGTTGTAGTTATCTTTACTGGCGCTTCTCCAGTCTATTTTAACTCGCATTATCTAGTGTTTGGAACATTAGGTGCTTGACCATCAACTCCATCACTTGTAATGTCTGTCTTTAATCTAAAGTAGGTGGATAGTAACTTCTGGGAAGTTAGCTCTAGCACTTGCTTTTCTAGGTAGCCAGGAACAGGAGACTCTTTATCAAGAGGGTTCTTGCAAAGTTCTTCTGTTGTATATTCTGGGGTACCACAGCCACATTCTGGGAACATAATGGAATTTGGAACATCCTCCTCGAACAAAGCAACAAGTCTGATGGCTTTCAGAAGGGGGTTGTTCACATAGAGATATCCATTAGCAATCCAGTAGTATTCTTCCTTTTTAATGATAGGAAGCTTAAGCAAGTTGATATATCTATTGATGGTTATTTCTTTTAGTTTCTTTCCTTGTCCACTCATTGCATTGATAGAATACACACCTTGGATAACATATTGATAGTTACCTTCTGTGATGCGTGGCAGCTTAAACTTGGTTCTTGCCACCGTACAAGGATCTACATAATCACAACATTCAGAAATAGGAACTTCCACCATCTCCAAACAGGGAATGGTGGTGAACACTGTATCAGTGGCCCAAAGCTTCCTCAGATTAGTCTCACGTTTAATCAGAAGGAAGGCATTATTCTTAATCTCAGACATAACAGCCCTATCCGTGATCAAGTTGTCTGTAGACAGCAACTTGTGCATAGAGCGTACATCTGAAACTAATTTCCTAAAAGTTGACATTATAAATACTGTTTGAATATGTTTGTCATTCCATCATTTTGGTCAATAAGGAACGCAGTCACCTCACCTCGCGCGCACGTGTACCCATTCTTTTCATCCCATCCACTCTTTGCAGTAGAGAACGCAGGGATTTGATAAAACTTAATTCCGTTGAAATCTTGACTCAACTCATGATGTTTATCACCTGTGAATATGTAATACACCTCGTGATTAGACCATTCGTTCTTATATTCCATAGGGAATATACCAGCAAGTTTAGCAGGTTTAATAGAGTCCCCGTGATTAAACATCATGGCTGTAACCCCATAACTAATATACTTTCTATACTTAGGAGAGCAGTCAAATGACAACCTATCAGTGTTTCTAAAGTAGGTTTTCAGCCAATTGATTAAATGCCATCCTACATACTCATCGTGATTACCAGCCACATACACTATGTCTACATTATCAGCATAGTTTAGAAGCAGAGTGATCATCAATATCTCATGGTTGCATATAGCCTCAAATGAGTTATGATAGCTCCCGATGTTCTGTTGAGGGGTTCCTTTAGTTGTAGTTCCTGTAAACTCACTATTGAATTCGTCTGATCCAATAATGTATATCACCTTATTTAAGTTGTTTGAGAGAGCAGCCTGGTTCAGAATTGTCTCTGTTCTATAGGCCATTCTAGCAAATCTTTCTTCAAGGTTATTGTCTCCATTTACATCAGCCTTATTGTAATGTGCATCCTGTTTATTAATGACAAGAGCAGCATTAGGTTTACCTGACTGTAGTTTTGGGGACATAATCTCCTGAGAAACAGGAGAGTAGGAGCTGAGGAAGTCTATGAAGGAATCTTGAAACAGCTGTTCTTCTTCCTTCTTACCCAACCAGGCTTTCACCTGATAGTGGGGTGTTTCAGCATTTCCCCAGTAGTTTTGGACGTATTTAGTTATCTCCCACTTGCTTGTATCAATCTTACACTTTTCAATCAGCTCATCTAAACTCTTGATTTCTTCCTTACTATTGAAGACCACCTCACCAGTCCCTTTCTGTACATCCTCAAAAAACCTCACAATTTGGTCTTCTAGTTCTCCAATGTAGTTCCCAACCTCTGCATCATTCTCCGCAGTTTCTGCGTTTCTCAACTCTCGCATCAACGCATCCACCTCATCCTCTGTAATGTTTAGTTTCTCTGCGTAGAACTTTTTGCTCTTTTTCCAGTGTAGCATTTGCTCCATCTGGTGCAGAAGGGATTGATTTTCAGGCATTTACGATTTAGTTTAGTTAAAATTGCCATAAAGGTAGAAAACTTTTTGATATTTTCCAAATTATTTTAACCACTTAGGTTAGTGTGGATAACTAAGTTGGTTATAAATAAAAACTCCCCAGGGTAGAGACCCCAGGGAGAATACCCTGAAAACCAACAAACAGGGTTTTTGATTATTTAAAGACCGCAAGGTCCTGTAGGTGTTATACTTCCACTTCCTCCAGTTTGAACAACTGTTCCAGTTTCTGCACATATTGATATGCCACCTGAACCTACAGTTTGTGTTAAGAATTCACCTGAGCATGCAAACCACTCTATACTAATAGATGGACTACCCCCCACATCATATTGTGTACAGTCTGAAGGAGCTTCTGTAGTGGTGGTGGTAGTTGTAGGTGGTGGCTCTGTAGTGGTTGTAGTTGTTGTTGTAGGAGGGGGCACTTCAGTGGTGGTGCTAGTCGTTGTGCTAGTAGAGGTGGAACTAGATGTAGTGGTAGTGGTTGTACCTGTACAATCCCCATCTGCTGTACAAGGAACAGTGCCTCCTGTAATAACAATTCCATCATCTCCTGTAGGAAGAGTAGAAGAACAAACACTAATACTTAAACCTGGTCCAAGACCTGTAACCGCAGCTTCCTCACTTTGACAAATTGTGTAGTCAAAATTAAGTGTTAACTCTGTTGGATTTTCTATCGTATAGCAGAAACAACTAGGTGGTACAGCAGTAGTAGTACTTGTAGTAGTACTAGATGACGTACTTGTGGTTGTAGTAGTTGTAGGAGGTATTTCAGTTGTTGTACTTGTTGTGGTACTGGATGATGTGCTAGTTGAAGTGGTTGAAGATGTGCTACTAGTAGATGATGTGGTGCTTGTTGTACTACTTGTAGAAGAAGTGCTAGTAGTAGTTGTTGTACATTCTGGAGTGCAACATTCTCCACGATCAAGAAGTATAAACTCTGCTAACTCAAAACCAGTTAGAGTGTCTAGTTTTATGCAAGAACTTTCTGTAATTGTGTGCTCACCTACTAAATATTCTCTTTCTTGAGGAACATCGCAGCAGTCTGTAAATGTAAATAATCCAGGTACACTTACAATAATAACAGGGTTATTAACACATGGACAGAGTGTAGTGGTTGATGTTGTTGTACTTGTAGATGATGTTGAAGATGTACTAGTTGTAGTGGTTGTACACTCTGGTGTAATACATAACCCACGCGTAGATATAGTGTAAACTGCAGTGCCACCAAGACTACTTGTTGACACACCGTTTGGATTTGTAATAGTTTGTAAAGGCGTTGGTTTTACATCAATTTCTATATTTTCGTCACAGCAAGTGGTATAAGTCAATGATCCTTCAACTGTTATACTAACATCCAGCTGATCAACACAGGGGCATAAAGTGGTGCTAGTTGTTGTGGTGGATGATGTAGACGATGTACTTGTTGTACTAGTGGATGATGTGCTGCTTGTAGTGGAAGTAGATGTACTAGTGGAAGTACTGGTCGATGTGCTTGTACTGGTGCTAGTAGATGTACTGGTAGATGTAGAAGTTGATGTAGAAGTTGATGTTGATGTGCTTGTACTAGTTGATGTTGATGTAGTTGTTGTGGTTGGAGGACAGCATATACTTAGTTGATTATAAAGGGTGATAATGTCATTTTGGATGTCACAAATCTGATCATCAAGCTTCTGGAAAGCAACTGTTAATGTGTCACACTTTTGAATTCCTGTACAAGGAAGGGTGGGCCCACTATACCCAATGTATCCACCCTGAACACGTTGCACGTTACAAGGATCATTACCTGTACAACCACGGTTGTTTACAGATGTCCTTGGTGTGCAACAATGATTTTGAGGAAGAAACATCATTTTATATAGAGAGTTTATTTATTAGAAAGAGCAAGTGTTCCCTGTAGATGTCAGAATTTCTCCAATGAGTGGGTCAAATCCATATATTGTTCTTACACCAAGTGCATTTTCAACAATATAAGGAAGTGCTGTTATATTAAACGGATTAGTACAACTAGGATCTTGATAAAGTATTGTGCCTGTTGTAAAGGAATCTCCTTGTGGTATATACAAGTTGTTAAATGGCACACCTGCACAAGTATCTAATGGTGCAGTATTCATCAATACATTCACTGGATATCCAGTGGTTGTTGTAGTGGTTGTTGATGATGAAGTTGTTGTAGTGGTACATGCATCACAAGCTCCAACAATCGTGATTGTTGCTTTTGGAGATGTAGGCACTGTTATACTACAAAAACTAGTTCCGCTATCTGGATCAAGTGTAATTGTTCTTGGTAACTGATCGCAGCAATCTGTCCAATTCACCTCTGTAGAACTTATAAAGCTGTTAAGAGCAGTAAATTCAGTACATGCAATTGTAGTTGTTGTAGTTGTTGTAGAGGATGTACTTGTTGATGTAGTGCTTGTCGTACTAGAAGTGCTACTTGTACTAGAAGTGGTAGATGTTGTGCTTGAAGTGCTAGATGTACTTGAAGTGCTAGAAGTGCTAGATGTGCTAGAGGTAGTAGAAGTTGTACTGGATGTGCTAGATGTACTGGATGTAGTGGAAGTTGTACTACTTGTACTAGACGTACTAGTTGTACTAGTTGTAGGAATTGGAATAGAAGTTGTAGTGCTAGTAGTAGTTGTTGTACAGCAGTTTTGTATTATTTGCTGAAGAATAAGAATTTGGTTCTTGAGCTCACAAATTTGTTCGTCTGCCTTCTGAAACGCTACAGTTGCTGTATCACATGTTTGAATGTTTGTACAGGGTAAATTAGGCCCACTGTACACAACATAATCAGAAGATATTAGTTGTGTTGTGCAAGGGTTTTCTCCTGGACAATAAATGGTGTTAACAATTGGAGTTGTTGTACAGCAAGAGCTCATTATATGAAAGATTTTAGGCTATTAAGGAATATACATGATGTAGTAACATCCAAGACCAGGCTGGAAGTTAGGGTGAGCTAATCCACCTCCTGCAGAATTAACTGTAATAGTAGTTCCTACAGTGACGCCCGTTGTTGCTGTGTCTACAACATCAACTCTCACCTTTCCAGTTTCCCAGTTAAATGCATCAGCGCCACTAGTGCTAATGCCAGTTCCTCTTCCATCATTACCAGCGTATGTGTCTGGAATAAGACTATGTTTGTGACCAGGATCTGTCACTGTGCTTACAGCACTTCCAGTGTGCGTGTGAACAGGAATTTGAGCAGTGGTAAGTACAATAGAGTTGGCTCCTTGTGCTCCGAATAATGTATAGGAAGGATTTCCAGCAACCGTAGGATCAACAGCAGGATTGAGGGGTCCTCCGCCCATGCCTGTTGTAGTACCTACAGGTACACGTCCCCTTTTATCAGGAGTGCCATTATTACCATTACAAAGATATACCTTCTCAAAAAGACCAACACCTGCACCAGATACATCAAAGTTACCAGTCACTGCACCATAGTATTCAACAACGGTGAAAGGTACCATCTTAGTATAATACTTAGTGCTAGTTGTGCTCATTGATGCTAGATAGGCAGCAATGAGTGCGTTGAGTTCAGAATACTTTACATAGTTGGTACTAACGTTTAAAGCAAGAGCATCAAGCTCAATCTCCAATCCACAAATCTTATCAATAGCTGCCTGAAGGATGGCATGAGTTCCAGAAGTGGAAGTTACACCAGTGAGACATCCTACAGTGTAGGGTCCTTCCAGTGCAGCAAAATCACCTTCTAAAGTAGTCACTCTTTCATCAAGCTCACAAATGGCTTTGATCAAAGCATTGATAACGTTAGGAAGACTAAGCTCTTCACAAGCAACCAGATTTTTACTAACAATTTCACATATAATACTAGGATCAATAGTTAACTTGATTCCTGTACCATCTAGTGTAGAGACAAGAAACCCAATCAATGCTTGCTCTACATAGGAGAGCGAATCACCAGTTTGGATTCCCAAAACGGGAACATCCAATCCTGTATACTTCACGCACTGATCAGATACAATCTCTGTACATCCGTTATAGCAATTTGAGCAAGACATTTATCTAAATTTTAGAAGTTTAATTCTGCTGGCAATCATGTTCACAGTGAACTCAGCATTATAATTAGGATTGCAATACTTATAAACAAGAATCCTCCTGTAATTTAGGAGGTCCAACATTGTTCCGCCAGGAACAGGTTGGTTTAACATAAATACAACATTGTTGTATAAATTACTAGCCAGATCAGCGAGCTTACAATCTATCTCTGAAATCAGAGATGGAATGCTAGCGCATTCTGGACAATTTGTAAGCCTGGGTGATAACATTTGTTATAATTTTTCGTCCTTGCTTAGTGGCTGCATTACACAACCCACAAAGACCGTTAATCAATTGACATCCACACCCAACATTAGCTCCACAGTTTCTACACTTGGCCATATTAGTAGAAGTTTATTACGTAGTTATTTCCAGAGCAACCACAGTTATTTCTGAGGAAGTTGTCAAGCATTATGTCTGCTTGGTTGTATAGTTTCATTGCTTCATCTACAGCACAGTTATTAGCTGCTGCTATAGAGCCTTGAATGAAGAAGTAGATAGAGGTGAGATTCACCTTTGCTTGTGTTTTAATAGCTCTATCACATTCCATCATATCAAGCTTCATAAACGCACCATCAAACTTTTCTTGTAATCTTTCAACACGCATAAAAGACTTCTCTACAAAGTTTAGATATGCGGGTGCCACTGAGTATTTCATAAAATACACACCATCAGGAAGTGGTTGATCCACTCCTGGCGCAGTGATACCCAAGTTTGAAGAGGTGAAAATATTAAAGTCGTTAACGCTGAAAGGTCTACTTACAACACCAAAACCAGGAACGGTGATTTCAATTGTAGCTCCAGAAACAACAGGAGGGTTTGTAGGATAGACAGATGCATCAGCAATTCCTAGTGTAAGCGTATTATACGTAGGAATCACTAGTATGTCTAATTTCAAGTCTGCCATGTTGTTTTAAATAAATAAGCCAGAGGATCTGAGTTTGTATCCTCTCACCTCTGGCTTAGGTTAATATGAATGTTTCTATGTCTACCCTACTATTATGGGATCAAAGTTGATGTACTAGTAGTAGTGGTAGTTGGAGTGGCAGTGGTGGTAGATGTAGTAGTGATACAAGAGTTATCAGCAGTTACAGTACCAAGACCAGCCTCAAGAACAGCCTCAATCAGTCCACCAATTGGGTTCGCAGAACCATTGGATTGTGTTTGAGGAGTAGCAATGATTACAGTGCTATCTTCCATGATGTAGTCACCCCATTGATAAGTAGATTTGTCATAAGTGTTGAACTTGATGTAGTAAGTGTCATAAGTAACACCATCACTTACCCAGCTTTCAAAGTTCTCGTTATAACCATTCATTCTGTAGAGGTGCTTCAAATATCCAGCCTGATAGCTGTAGAAGTTCTTCTCCAATTGAGCAATCTCAGCAGAAGTACCAACAGCGTAAGAAGAACGCTGGATAATCACTGGAGTAGCAGCAACGTTACAAGCATCAGCCACGATGAAGTCAGCTGTAGTTGCAGGTCCATTGATTACGAAAGTACGGAACCACATGCGGTCATACTCGAAAGGAAATGCTGCCACATCACAAGGCTGACCATATTTAGTAAGAGGCTTACCAGTGATACGGAGAACAGCGTTTTGGTCGTTACCAATTCTCTGGAACTCATAGAAGTCAGAGAAAGTGATGTTGTCAGGGTTGTTACCAGGAGCTTGCAACAAGAAGTGATAGATGATGTCATCGATCAAAGCAGGCACATCAACGATAGTGCAAGGATCGCCACCACACTCACAACAAGGAGCTTGTACAGTTACACTACGAGTGAAACCGTTGAAATACAGAGTGTCTAAGTAGCTAGAGTGAGCACGTAAAGTTACAGTGATAACATCACCACACTGTACGTTCCAATCTCCAACCTCTGTAATCTGAGTTACAGGAGTAGGACAACCAACCACTTTGTACCACTCAGTTACGTTGCTATTGCAACCAGCACCTGAAGGACAACCTTTAATCTTATCAGAACGCTTAGAGCCTTGCAGATAAGTATTAGTACGGCCCTGCGCAACATAGAAATAAGGAGCAGCAGCAATGTTTGCAGCTGTGGCAAGGGTGTAGTCATTTCTGAAGATACCCACTTGGCCAGCGCTCAAGTTTTGCGTAGAACCAGCAATAGGAAGCGCAGTTTGCCCTATTGGTACTACGAAGAGCGTAGTTAATGAAAAATCAGCCATTTTGTTTTATTTTAGGTGATTAAAAAATCTATTCGTTTGTCTGAATTCTGTATATCGAGTTCTGTACAGCGGGTTGATTCTCAGTGTACATTGCAAGATTCTGTACTGTTAAGTCTAACAGCTCATCCTCCAGATATAGTTCAAGTTCGCAGTCTTGATCAAATGATGGTTCTCCATCTAGCATGATGTATCCTGTCTTGTTTATGTACAAAGGATAACGCATGTAGGACATGTAAATCTTGCTCGGAGTGAAGGTACCATCAGTGAAGATGGATATTTCATCTGTAGAGAGGAAGTTGAAAGTCTCTTGATATTCAAAAGAAGGCCTATAGTGATCGTTGTTCAGGATGAACTGAAGGTCACCATGTTTAGCCAAATCTCTGTTAATCCAGATCTTTCTGTCCTTACACACCCCTTTGTCAGCTAGTACATATGCATCAATATAGAACATGTACTTAGGAACAAGTGCGTGCAGATTAGCAAACCATTGATTTAGTTCAGCGTTCTTGAGAGTGAGAGCAAGAGGTTGACTGTTGTAAGTGACCACTAAGCTTTGGAGGTCCTCATAACGCTTCTTAAAAGCATCGAGACCCATTCCACTTATTACACTAAAACCATCAACCTTTTGTTTTATCAGCTTAATCTGGGCCTCATTGAGAGCCAAGATCTTATCTTCTAAGTTTATCTGCTGGTGTATGTTGGTCGATAGTTTATTTAGTTTTTGGTCAATCTTATATAATAAACTATCTACTGGTATCATACTGCAGCTAATTTCTTAGATTTCAACTTACCTTCGAGAGTCAAGAGCAAGTCTTGGTTATCATCGTCAGCAAGCAGTTTAATTAAATCATCTTCATCCTTAGCTACTTCAAACTCACCTTCATAAATCTTACCATTTGGTCGAGCTCTATAAATAGAATGTGTAAGAGCTTGTTTCACTAAGTCTTTGATATGGAGTAAGTTATCCTTCATATCTGCGAAGCGTGTGAACACTTCAACAGGATTTAACCCTTGATACTTACCGTTTTTAAACTCGGTTTGTTTGAGGACATTATCTACAAGGTTGTAAACAGCTTCCTCTTTAGTATCATCAGTTACAGGTAATCCCAACAAGCGTGCCACTTTTCTTTTTCTCTCAGGGGTCATATTGTCAAACTTGACAATAGCCTTATTGATAAGTTGCTTCTTCTTGAACATCACTGCGTTCTCAATATCCTCATCAGCTACATAAAACTGTGTATCTGCAGGAAACTCACCACGCTCCCAAGCTTGATAAGAGCTTGCAATTGTGGGGTGAACACGCAACCAAGAGAAGGCTAATTCCTGAAGAGGAATAGAAAGATCAAAGAAGTTGTCTCCATCTAACAGCTTTACAGGCTGTACATGCAATGAATCATTTGTAGATGTGGACATTCCATAGTTCCAGAAACTAGAACGAGGACCTAAATCAACATCACCAAGTGCAGATTGTAACTTGTCTCTTAAAGCTATTACACGTTCAGTCTCCATTTCTCTCTCTAGAGGATCAGAGATTCTGCGTATGTAAGCAGCATCAGGATCAATACCTGTGCGGTATTTACCATCAAGTTCTTTGTAAGGATACTTAAATACCCCTGTTCCAGGGATACGTGTAAGCCCTCTTAAAGACAGGCCACCTTGCATTGTTTGAAGTTGTGAGTTATTATACTCCTTCTTAAGCGTTGAGATTTTACCTAACTTACCCATATGTAGTTTATTTATTTGGTTTATTAGCAGAGATGTGAGGACCGAACCTCGCAGCAATTGGGAGACACCCCAACTCTCACCTCTGTAGTTTGAGAAGAGCTCCCCCACTCTGAAGTGGGGGGCAATCTCTCCTCGGTAGTTTATAAGAACAGCGTATAGCTGTATTCTTATTAGAACTGTGGAATTTCTTCAATAAGAACTGTACGAGACAAGTCCTCAATGAATACATCACAACGGTCTTTCATCCAGATTTCGTATCCTGGGAATTTGTTCGCAGAGCTCATACCCTGAGACTTAGCAAAGCCTAAGTGGTGGCGAGTTCCATCGATATATCCCCAAGTCATAGAAGGTGCACCCTTCATACGAACTTCACGAATGTTATTAACCATAGAACCGTCAGACATAGGACTTACGTCGAATACCATGAATACAGGTGTAGACTTCTTGTTCTGTCCAAATTCTAGGTTAGATTGAGGAAGGTCAAGTTCTTTCAGGTGAATCAGTTCAACACGACCAGTCTCACGAGTTACCATCGCATCGAATGCAAAGTTGTAAGTGATGTGTTGTCCTTCTCCCTGCATGTAACGGTTTCCGCTATCAGCCATGAAGGTAAGACCACTATTCAAAGCGTCTGTCTTCAAAGCTTGTTGGAACACGTCAAAACCTGCTTCGTTAGTGTACATTTTAACACGACGATCTTTAACATCCACACGACGATAGAACAGGTCACCAAACACAGAACGGATCAGGTTGGCAGTAAATTCACCACGGTTGTATTGAACCAGGTTACCGTTGTTACGCATGCGGTGGTAAACACCAGCAGAAGTACGCTTAAGTTCTTGCTTGCTACCGTTAGTCTTAACAGTACCAGGACGAGACCAAATCATACGCTTAACTTTCAACTCAAGCATAGACTTACGCATCCAGAACTCAATAAATGGCTCCCATTTAACATCGTTACGAGTTAAAGGAAGTTGGTTACGACGCTGAGGTGCATATACAAGGATATCCAAAGGACGTCCTGCAGAGTCACGCATCATTTTGTCATCAGCCCACTCAGTGATTTTGTGCTCAAAACCATATGCAGAACCTAAAGATTCAAACATAGTGATTTGCTCACCCAAACGAGGAAGACCTAACAAATCTTGATCGAACTCACCAATTGCAGCATCAACCAACTCAAGCTCGATACCTACTTGTAAGAAAGTAGAGCTAACGAAATCTACAGTTGGGTTGTCTGTAACCAAAGTGAAGCTATAAAGGAATCCCATGTTCCAAGGAATTGGGTCCTTAATAACGTAGAAACGAGGACCATACTGACGGCTACCAACAGAAACGATTGCGTTCTTAGAGAACTCGTTTGTGTCAAGTACCAATTGGAACTCTTGTCCATCGATACCAGGCTTGCTCAACTCAAGAGTTGAGTTAGGTACATCGATGATTTTGGGGAATTTGTAGGGAACAGCTACTTGCCATTTCCAAGCATCGCTATTATTATCAATGTAATAAGGCGTGCTTTTGTTGATCATGTCAAGGAAGTCATTGCTGTACAGAGAGCTCTGCGTATAGAGACTGATGATCTTCTTGTCGTAATCAGCAGGCTCAGTTGAGTGAAAGCTCTCCAGGTGGTTAGCGTCAGTTAGCTTACCTACAGCACGCTTGTCCATAGAAGCGACACGAGCATACGTGAAGCCAGTTAGACCTGGGATTGTTTGAATTGCCATTTTTTATTCTTTTGTGTTTATGAAAAAATTATAAAAACCATGAATTTTGTTTAGAAGGCTGAGAGCCACCGCTAGTTGTTGACTTAGTTTTAGTCACCTGTCTAGCCACTTCCCCAAACAGCTCGTTTGATTTCTTAGAAACGCCTGTTCTTTGGATGGTAGATAGTGTAGGATCTTTTTCTAAGATCTTCAGTAGCAGTGCAACCTTCACTTTGGTTGCATGGTTTTCAGGTCTTTTCAACTCTAAGATGGTCTTATCGAAATCTGTGAGAGTTTCTCCTGTTGCTGTTTTATACTTATCTACCAGCAGGAAGTCTTGTAGTTCGTTGGCCAACTTAGGGTTGATGGGTATTCCGTCAAACTCCTTGGATTTCAGCTTATCCTGAAGGACTTGCTGAACGTTATTAATATACTGATTCTTTACAGCTTGTTTCTGTTGTAGCTCCACCTCAGCCTTTTGCTCCATTTGGGCAAGTTTCTGGGCTTCCTT